GACCGGTTCAGTCTGCCCACGCCGCCACAGTCGCGCTATAGTCTGCTTTACAAGGTCATTGGACCATAGCTGACTGTAGAACACCATATTATGTCCTCCCAAGGCTAGGTTCAAACCATGCCCGGCCGACCTTGGCTGTAAGAACAATATATCAGTCCGACCAAGGTTCCAATCGATAATAGTCTTTTCGCCGTCTAGCACTACACCAAGAGGAAAGGCTTCTTGTAAGTATGCAATATCTTGCTTGAACCAATAAACGATCACTACAGGACCGTAAGAATGGAAGCCGGATAGCATATCTTTTAAACGGTCCAGCTTTAAAGTTTTCATTCTATGGACTTCTTTATTTTCAGTATACATAAAGCCCTGGCATATTTGCTGTAGCTTCCCGGTTAGCGCGGCAGCGTTAGGAGCTGCAATTTCTTCATCCCCCATTGATATGATACAGTCACGTTTGAAATTGTTATACATAATTTCAGTGTGGCTATCCATTTCAATCAATTCAGTATGCTCAATTAACTCCGGCAACTCGTGCCTATAATCAGGCAAGTGATATATTACCTCCCCAATGGCATCAAGTATCTTTTCATCTTGTCCAGGGATTAATTTCCAATTGCGTCTTTCATAGTCAGTAGGATAAAAATATTTCTCTAAGTAATTACTTTTATTTTTACCCAATGCTTTACCGCCGTCTGTCATATACATCTCACCAAATAAGCCAGTCCAGTCTTCACTAACAGGCGTTCCCGTCATAGTAAGCCTCCAAGCGAACTTATTAATCACGCGACGCATAGCTTTAAAATTAGTGCCGCTATTACTTTTAAGTTTGGAAACCTCATCAATGATTATACCGTCGAAAGGGCAATCGTCTTTAATACGGCCCTTATCGTCAATATATAACTCATTAACTAACCATTCTAAATTTTCAAAGTTAATGCAAACTATTTCAGCGTCACTTCTTAAACCTTCCCGGCGTTCTTCTATTGTCCCCATGGCCATCTTGATATTTAAGTGCTGTAAATGTTCCCACTTGGAAGGCTCAGTAGCCCATACGTTACGAGCAACCTTAATAGTCGAGACCACAAAAATCCTATTTAATACTCCATCGCGCAATAGCTCACTTGCAGCAGTCAAAGCGCAAACCGTCTTACCAGCGCCCATGTCAGCAACAAGCAATGTATTGTCATGCTGATAGATGTGGTCAATGCCTTTAAGCTGATCTGGCGTTAAATCTTTTTCATTCAGCATCATTTAATCCTTCTATTATTGCGTTTACAACGTACCCAATAAGTAAGTAGACGCCAATGATACCGAAACGGTCAATACTTCACCCATCATTCATCTCCAATGTGATTAATTAGATTGTTCGTGTAACTCGGATGTACCCATGACGGTTGGTATATAGTATGCCCAACCGTCTGTGTTGTGTTGGTACAGCCTGTTATTAGTAGGGCTAGTGTTATTAATATTGGTTTCATAATATATCCTCGATCAGTTGATCAATCTCGACTTTATTATATAGCACGTAAGCAGGAACGCCCGCCGCACGTAGTTTTTTCAATTCGAAGTCCTGTAAAGGATGAAGAACCCCGCGGCCCGTAGGCGATTTAAGCTCTATGAATATTATCTTATCAACATCTTTTTTAGGATTCACTATCATTACATCAGGAACACCGCGCCGAGCGGGACTAGCGAATTTATAAAACAACAAGTCATGAATAAAGCATTCATGCTGTAAATAATTCTGTAAATCTTTTTCACTTTTCATGTTGACATATCCTTTTACATAGTGGTAATGTAGTGATACTATAATACTAACACACAAAACACAAGGACAATTAAAAATGACTATTAAATTTAAAGCACCAGACCCTAAAGGCCGCGCCGAACCCCGTAAGATGATTTCGGTGACACCTCTCACACACAACGCGGTAAAACTACTTGCGGCGAAGCATGAACTGAGTATGACACGAATGCTTGATGCGATTGTGCAATATCACAATAAGTATAACGAGACATGAGTGCTGAAGATCAAAAGCGTAAGAATAGGTTGATCAGCAGTATGCTACACGCAAAACCGTTCTTAAATTCAAAACGTCTTCTGACGGTGATACCTAAGATGGACCTAGATTATAACCTTGAAAAATTAGCTCAGTGGAGAGCGAAACAGGAGCAGAGAAATGGATAAGATAAAATCAAGCGTAAGGAACGTAAAACTAGGGGTCAATGAACTGACAGTACCTAAAGGCTGCAACATATGCGGTTTTGTAAGCTCAGGACATGGGCTTAGTATTGTGATAACGCACCCTGAAACCCTACCCGACGAAGTCTCACATATTGTGGTGGCAGTAATCCAAGTAGGCGGCAGAGTGTTAGAAGTGCCAGACGACACTAATGTGATCCGCATCGGAACTCTATGCGACTATGAAGATAATATATACACAGCTTACGGCTACCAAGTAAAACCTGCGGACCTCACTAATCCAGAATTGGACGTGTGATATGGCTAAAAATTATATATTACAAATAAAAGTAAAAAACGCACGGATGATGCGGGCGATGCGTAAAAAAGGTTATAATACCGCCGCAGAATTAGGCCGCGCAACGGGCGTCGCTGACGCGACTATAGGGAAGTTATTGAACCTAAAAACATCCCCCCAATCGGAAAGAACCTGCGATTGGATACCCGCCGTATTAAAAATATCTGAATGTCTGAACACTATGCCCGTACAACTATTCCCCCGCGACCTTATAACAATACCCCGAGGTAAGGGTATGGCTGAATTAGAGGTAAACCTAGACGAAATGCTACATATAGAAAGTAACTCTACGGGACTTGAACAGAAAGTCATACAGCAACAGACAGCAAAAACCATACTCGATCTTGCGGACGAACTAGCACCAAGAGCAATACGGGTTATCAGAATGTGCTACGGGATAGGCGTTCAACCCCACACACTAGACCAATGCGCTGACGCGCTGAATGTAACCCGCGAACGTGCAAGACAGATTGAGCACAAAGCCATAAGAGACCTAAAAACTAAAATCTTTAATTATAACATGCAACACGACGTAGCGTCGCTACAATGGGAGTACGGACAATGAAACATTATAAATTCGGTGGCTCAACAGCCGCAAGAACTATAGGGTGTCCTGCATGGACATCCCTATCAGCCAATATGCCGAAACAAATAGCCAGTAGCTACGCAGAAATAGGTACGATGTTGCACGATTGCATGGAACATATAATATTAGATGATAAGACGCCGCAAGAGTTCTTAGGCTGCAAGCATAAGGATGAAGAGGTAACAGGTGATCTTATCGCCAATAAACTATTCCCTGCACTTGAAGCATTCAAACAACTCTGCGCTGAATATAAACTAACCGACTATGAAGCTGAGACCACTATGGAATTTAGTAGTGAAATTGGTGGGACGGCTGATTTCATTGCCGCAGGCGAGGACGTAGTGTGCATTGGCGATTGGAAGTTTGGCGACGGCATACAGGTATCCGCAGAGAACAGCGCACAAGGGCTATTCTATGCTATGCTCGCCAGAGAAGAAATCCCGGACATGTTTGAAGGGCGCGACAGACTATTGATCGCCATCATCCAACCAAGTAACAGGGGTGAAGATACGCTGAAGGTGTGGGAAACGACTATGACACACCTAGAGGATTTTGAGACTATATTTTTGGGGGCGGTAGCTGACGCTAGAGCCATAGAAGCAAGCGTCACGACGCCAACTCCTACCCCCGGAGAGCATTGCAAGTGGTGTCCAGCAGCGCCTATTTGCCCTGCTAAGACAGGACTAATAATCCAAGCTCAAAGACTAAACCCTACACAGTTAAAGACAGTATCAGAAGCATTAGACGTAGCTAAGGAATTGTCAGTGTGGATTAAAGAAGTAAATGCTTTCGCCCATGAACAAATGGAAATGGGTGTTAAGTTCGATAATTGGAAACTCGTACAAAAACGAGCGACTAATAAGTGGCACGATGAAAGTTCAGCAATGGACATAGTACGCAAGGCTAAGAAACTAAAGATCGAAGAATGTGTAGACATTAAAATGAAAACCCCTACGCAGCTTAAAAAAGTATGTAAAGAAAAAGGCATTGACTTTGATAAGTTCGGTGCGTATTGTAGTGCCACTAGTTCAGGTACGACTATTGCCGCAGCAAGCGACAAACGTCCTGAATACCTACCGACTGCCCTAGGTGAAGAATTATCTAAAATCCTAGGTTAAACATTAAACAGAAACAGAAACAGAAACAGAAAGAAATATATCATGAGTAATCTCCCAACAACTACAAGCGACCTTATCGGCAGCCTAATGGCAGTTGAAACTCAAATTGCCCCACCTTCATTGGGGGGTGGCGGAGTTGACTACCTACAACTAAAAGCCTCAACAGGGTGGACATTCGGCCAAGATAATATCGAAACAGAGGAAGGCGCTAAATGGGCAATCAACCCCGCGTCAATGGCTAAAGGTTTTATTAACTGGTCGCCAGATAGTAAAGTTCTCGGTGACGTTTTACAACCCGTTACGTCAGGACTTGTGCGACGCGCCGACCTACCAGCTATCACAGAACCTAGTGACGGATGGCAAGAGCAATGCGGCTTTATGTTATCCTGCGTATCAGGTGAAGATGAAGGCACTCAAGTAATGTATATAGCATCCACTATGGGCGCTAGTAAAGAGTTCGCTAGAATTTATAACGAAATCATTGCTAAAGCCAAAGCAGGAAGCGCGGACATTGTTCCAATCGTCCTACTTGATCGTGGTAGCTATGCTCATAGTATTAAGAAGTATGGGCAGGTAACATTCCCTATCTTTGATATTGTAGGGTGGCAGGGTTTAGAAGATACAGCAGTATCAGAAGAAGCTGAACCCGAAGCAATCGAAGAAGAAGAAGCACCTAAACGTCGCCGCCGTAGGGTAGCGTAAACGACAGGCGGCGAGTTTTATTCTCCGATTACTCGCCGCCACCTCCAAACAGAAAAAGCAAACAGAAACGGAAACAGCATGACCAATATAAAATCTTATTCCGACAATCAACACGAAATATTAAAAAACATTCTGACTTTAAATGGTTTAGATAGTTTTGACGCTGACATTTCGTATGGTAATGGCTCGTTCTATAAAGAAATTCAGGTGCCTAGATGGAAAGGGGATATAGACCCACAAGCCGACGGAATAACTGAAGCGTCTAGTGATAAGTTACCGGTGAATGACGGTGAATTTAACAGCGTAGTATTTGATCCGCCTTTCCTTACGTATATAAAAGCGGCGCGTGAACATAATTCAATCATGGCAAAGCGTTTCGGGGGGTATTGGGGATACGATGAACTTGAAGCACACTATAAAGCGACCATCAAAGAAGTTTATAGAGTGCTAGGTAAGAAGGGTATATTTATATTTAAATGCCAAGACATTATACATAATCACAAAATGCACAGTACGCATATAAATATTGTTAATTGGTGCGCGGGAATGTTCCGGTTGAAAGATATGTTTATACTTGCAAAGCCTCACCGTATGCCTATGCCGCAAAAGGCCGGAGAGAAACCAAGACGACAAAAACACGCCAGAATACATCATAGCTATTTCCTAGTATTGGAGAAGTTAAAATGACCAACGATATTATCCTTGACTTTGAAACAAGATCAAAATGCAATCTATTAGAGCGCGGTACGAGCAACTACGCCCTAGACAGTTCAACAGAGATACTGTGTATGGCGATGGTATATAAAGACCCGGCCAAAGATAAAGAATGGCTATGGTATCCTCACATTAGCAAGACACTCCCAAGAGATATGCGTATGGCATTAGAAGACGCCGATTTAGTTATGGCGCACAATGCCGCATTTGATCGTGATGTATATAACATAGCCGTTATAGATCACGACTTCCCTGAAGTACCGTTTGATAAGTGGTTCTGCACAAGCGCACAAGCCAGAGTGAACGCAATGCCTGCCTCACTAGATAAGCTGACGCAGGCACTAGACAGCGAACATAAAAAAGATTTCAAGGGGGCAGCCTTAATTAAATTATTATCTATACCCTCTAAAGAGACAGGCGAATTTAATGAAGACCCAATAGCCCTACTCGATATGGGCGCATATTGTCTTGATGATGTTAGAGCTACCAAATCGGCGGCGAACGCACTACGTCCTATGACAGCGCAAGAACATAACGATTGGTTAGTCAATGAACGCATCAATGAACGCGGCGTAAAGATAGACACAGAACTTGCATTAAATGCCACAAAGTATGCGGACGCAGAGCAAAGGGAGATAAGTGGTCACTTAACTTCCTTAACTAACGGCGTAGCCACTAAGCATACCCAACATCAAAGAGTGCGTGGATGGGTTATGGACAGAGTATGTCCTATAGCCCAAGAGATAATGACTAAGCATGTTAATGGCGTAGTGAAATACACAATGGACGCAAGTATCAGGGACCGGCTACTCGCAAAACAATCCGTCGGCGCCATAGTTTTGCCTGATGATGTAGTAGAGGTGATCGAATTAGTACAGTCAGGCAGTAAAAGCTCAGTATCTAAGTTCAAGAACATGCTACTACGCGCTGACGATGAGGACAGCAGGGTTAGAGGCGCATTTGTTTACGCTGGTGCGCCACAGACGCTTCGCTTTGCGGCAAGGGGGCTTCAATTACATAATTTCATACGTGATTGCTTTTCACCTGAACAGACGGAAGACCTTAAAGAACAAATGCGTGAGGGCTACATCTTAGAAGATGATGAAGGTGACTTGCCTGTAATGGCTACACTGTCTAAACTCTTACGTCCGGCACTTGTACCCGCAGAAGGTAATATATTCGTGGTGGGTGATTGGTCAAGTGTAGAAGCAAGAGCTTTACCTTGGTTAGCAAATAGCAGAGGCGCAGAAAAGAAACTCGACATATTCAGAGCAGGTAAGGACGTCTATATAGAAGCCGCACTTGCAATGGGTATGACAGACAGTAAAGAGGACCGCCAGATCGGTAAGGTTTCTGAATTGTCTCTAGGCTTCGGCGGTGGTGCGGGTGCATTCGGTAGCATGGCTAAGAACTACGGCGTAGTGTTACCAGATCACGAAGTAGAAAAAATTGTCGAGGCGTGGCGCTATAAGAACAGATGGGCGGTAAACTTTTGGGATGCCCTACAGACTGCCGCTTTTGCCGCCATGAAAGCCCCCGGAACAGAGTTTGAAGCGGGACATGCCAAGTACATCTATATTGATGCGCTCATGGGGGGTACTCTATTGTGCATCCTTCCGGGCGACTTGATTATCCAGTACCCAAAGGCCAAGCTAGAAGTATTAGAAGGTCCGTATGGACCGAAGCTAACCCTGACAGCAATGAAAGCAAACTGGACACCTGCAAAGGGTGAAAAGGAATGGCCGCGTATCGGTTTATGGCGTGGGCTACTAGCGGAGAACATAACGCAGGCCTTTTGCGCTAGACTTTTACGTAATGTTTTGGTAGACTGCCCTGACGTTATAGCGCACGTACATGACGAAGTGATTATGGAAGTCCCCACAGGACGCGCAGAGGAAAGTAAGAACTTACTTGAAGAACTAATGAATACCGTTCCGTCTTGGGCAATAGGAATGCCCTTGGATGCAGAACCAACTCTAATGACCAGATACGGGAAATAAGCATGACAAAAACTAACCCAACAGAAAAAGAAATCACCCCACCGCAGGACAACAGAGTGGATGATCCAAATGTAATCAAATTAGAGGTAGACGTACCTGTAGATTATGACGTCAAAGAACTTCAGAAATTCATGGACCTTGTGTTCTCATGGGAGACGCCAGAAGGTGACGACGCAGAGACATTAGTGTGGGCGACAGCCACAGGCGCACCGGGCTTCCCTAGAGAAGAAGGCAAGCTGTTCAAAGGCCTAAAGCGTATGAAGCGCCCTCAGGCTCTATACTACGGTACATCAACGTGTAAGCGTGACGTAAAGGGGAACTTATTTAACCGTAAGAGCCTATTCAAACGCCTGCATGTAGTGGTGCTGGATGATATTGGAACTAAGGTTCCTATGGACACTCTGCCTAAAGAATTAGAACCCACCTATATTATCGAGAGTAGTGAAGGCAACTACCAATACGGATATGTATTAGAGACACCTATTGACGTTCTTGAACATGCCGAAGCCCTGATCCAGTTAGTATATGAAAGTGGCTACAGTGACGCAGGGGGTATGATGCCGACTAAACTAGTGCGTCTACCGGGCGGCATCAACGGTAAGATGGGCGCGAAGAAAAACTTCAGGGTGAACCTGACTAAATCAGATGGGCCTTTATGGACACCTGAGAACCTACTGCGCGTAATGGACATAGACATTCGGTGGGATGAAGTAGTTAAAGATACCGCAGGTATGATCAAACGTAGGGCCTCAAGAAGCGTAGGCACATCTCCTTGGTCTCCAATTAAAGCACACGCCGCAGCACTAGGTGGCATTGTGGACCCTATATTGGAATGGCTATATGAAAAAGAAATGGTGATGTCTGAGACTGATGAGTGGGTGAAGATACAATGCCCGTGGCATAACGATCACACTGATGGCGCGGACGATGCGGGGTACAGTCCATTAGGCAGAGGACAAGGTCACGAAGAGCGCAGAGGTTTCAACTGCTTCCACGGTCACTGTAAGAGCAGACAAATCTCGGACTTATTGGAGTATGTAGCCGTAAATGGCGGTCCTGAAGCTCCTGCATTTGATCCTGCGGCTAGACTAGTGGCTGATTGGGCGTATGACAGCGCAAACGATAGTGTGTGGCAGATACAACGTAAAGGCCAGCCCCGACAAGTGAGTATGCAGGCGTTCAAGAATACGTTCCCCCATAAAGTACAAGTTCATACTGCTGAAGGTAAGTTGAAGAGCGTACCAGAGACAGCCCTATGGCTAACATCACCCGGCCGCGTCATTGTAGCAGGACAGACGTTCAACCCTACTGACACCTCTAAGATTGTACAGGGCGAAGGCGATGACTTACTTATAAATATGTTCTCTCAGCCAGAGTGGGGTGAAGGCGACTACGATAAGAAGGACATTGATATATTCAATAAGTTCTTAACATACCTGTTACCTAACAACGAAGAGCGCGAGTATTTTATCAACTGGTTGACGGCTAAATGTCAGAACTTAGGCTTCCGTGGCGCGGCTATCCTAATGATCGCCAAGCAACAAGGCACAGGACGTACTACACTAGCTGACATGATTGAAAAAATGATTGGTGAAGAGAACGTAGAGAACGTGCCTTTCGCTAGACTAACAGGCGATGGGCAGTTCAACGATTGGATGGAGAAGCCCCTTATTGTAACGAACGAAACTAAAGACACCTCAGAGAAGGGCTACTTCAAAGTATATGAGAGCCTTAAAGAATATATAGACCCTCGTCCCAAGCGTGAGCGTATTAATCCTAAATACGGTCAGCAGCGCATTAGCATGGTTCATTCAAGCTACTTGATGTTCTCGAACCATGACAATGCTTTGGCGGTAGCGGGTAATGATCGGCGCTTCTACGTCATGCGGAACGCCACAGTACCCGCTACCCCATCCTATTTTACTAAACTTAATGAGTGGCTAGAGGTTAAAGACGTCCACGGTAAACCTAAGTGGGCAAGATCAGTCTGGCGGTGGCTACAGGACCGTGAAGTAGATATTGAAGCGTTACTAGCCCCTGCACCATCTACGGCGGCAAAAGAAGATATGATCAGTTCATCTAAATCACCATTACAGGTGGCAGTAGAGACAATCATTGAGACAACGCCGGGAGACTTCGTGGCCACCTACAAGATAAAAGAAATAATACATGCGAATGCGGTACGACTAAAACTCCACGAAATGCCGTCATTTGAATATCAAATACGCGCTATTGTAAGCCATCTAACGACAACAGTGGGAAGCAAAGACGTTATACGGATGGACGGTAAGAAGGTAGTGCCTAAGATAAAACTAAGTGCGCTTGCGAAAAAAGGTAATGAGAACAAGTATATCAATCAGGCACTAGAGGTAGAAGATAAGGCACTAATAAGGAGAGACATTACGTCATGGGATATAGATGCCATAAGCGAGAGCATAAATGAAGCACTTGATATTTTAGAGAGCTAGTGGTACTATCTCTAGAATTATAAAAATTATGGATGACAAAATGACCAAATTCTTACACCAAAAACGCTACGCTGAACGCCAAACGGAACGACGCGGACAAGTACAAGTAAAAGTATGGGTGTTAGAAGAGCATCGCGAGGAACTCAAGGCTACTGCAAAGAAGCTAAGAAATCCTCGCTATGTTCCTGAAAGTTAGACCTTCCGGGCCACGCCTTTAAATTTCTCGTAAGTTCTTAATGTACCTAAGCCAAGTAGACCCATAAGTATTGGGTATAGTTGTTCAGTATCTAGAGAAGGCAGGGTCACTACTTCCCCAGACATTAAAATTCCCCACTGCGCTATCGGGCGTATGAGAAAGTCTAGCGATAGAGCTAAACCACAATTCCAACCAATGAATGGACGCCACCCCGCAACAAATATACTATGGTGCGCGGCCTCTACCTTGTTAACTTCCATCTGTGCTAAGTCAAGTTTGGTTAGGGACATATCCACCTCGTGTTTAAACGCTTCCACCGCGTCCTTATCTTTAATGAACTTGCCTGCTAGACCGCCAACTGTGCTGATAATATCACTTATGAATGCCATATCTACTACCCTTCCCATCTTTTACGCGCACTTTGCACATCAATATGCGTGAAGCTATTATAAGTACCAATACCATACTTACCTAAGTAGGTACGCTTGAAGTAAGATGCCACTAGTGAAGGATCAACGTCCTTTAATACTACATCGGCGGCTTTACCTAGAAGATGCTTAGACCCGACATGGCCCCCGATAGCAGAGTTGTGGGCTACACAACGGCAGCCACTGTTTACACGCACTGAAGTATCGAAGTAGTCGCAGGCCGCCTGCACTACATTAACTAACTCAAAGTCTACAGTATCAAAGCCGCACCCGCACTTACATGCGAACTCATAGCGGGATAGGTTTTTTGTTAACTTCATTTCAGCATCTCTGGCTTGACCATATTCCTACCCACTTCACCATGAGTGCGGTGGTAGTATATAGCTTTCATTGACTGTTTAGCTCTCCATCCGCCCTTAGCCGCGTAAGCGTCTTTAGGGGCTAGAATGCCGTGACTTTCTGTTCTCATACCGGGGTGTTCTTTGATGTGATCGTGGTGTATATGCCCAGTATGTACTACTCTATGCTTAGTCCTACCCCATACCTCATCGAAGTCATCGGCAAGAACTAGCGGTAGTTTATCCATCTTTATCTTATCACCGTGGTGCGTTGCAATCAAGTTTTTACCAAACTCTATTACGTGGCAGTTACGGGGTGACCTGTCAACGATAACTCTAGGCTCGTTCTCGAAGTGCATAAAGAACATTTCCATAAGCATTATAGTACTAGACGGATCGTGGTTCCCTATCTCTAAAATTAGCTTTACGGTGTCGTGTTTATGTAGGGCTTCACCTACCATATAACGTATAGAACGCATGGCGGCTCGCACTACTTGCGGGAACCTACTATCTGCATCAAGTAAGTTCCTACTGGCGGGTGTTACTGGCTCCAGGCCGTCATAGTGTAAGAAGTCACCTAAGATAAGGATCGCACACTCTTTACTCTTAGGCGCACCTTCTACTAAGTAGGCCATAGCGGAACAGAGTAGTGTTTCAGCTATCTTAATGTCGTAGTCCTCGCCACCTGTCTCTTCATGCCACGCAAGCATACCGAAATGGTGATCACCTACGGGGTAGACTGTAAGTACGTCAGCTATGTTGTCTGTGGGGGCTGTCTTAGGGGCCGCTACGGGCATGTCGTCTTTAAATGATGCGACTGCCGCTTCTATGGCTTCCTGCTGTCGCTCACTGTCCCTAGTGGACTTGACCCATTGGGCTTTAAGTTCGCCTTCTGGACCGTATAGAGTGGATACGCCTTTTACGGCGAAACCTTCAGGGGACATGTGGCTCATATCATGATCGGGGGAGTAACCTCTTGACGTCCCCACACGTATCCTATTAGCGAATGCGCCTCTTGATATACCTAAGTGGTCGGCAGCTTCCTGTTTAGTTTTAAATTTTTCTAAAGTAGCAAATGCTTCGACTATCTGCTCGTCCGATAATGCGTGTTGACCCATTATTCATCTCGCATTCTTTCTAGTTCAAGGTGTTTCTGCTTGTAAAACCAGTTGACTATAAAGGTTGCGACGGCTAAAGTCAAACCGATCACCGCTACGACTTCGCTAAACGCTATTCCAGACACCATTAAACCGCCCGAAGTTACATAACTAACAGTCGTTGCCACTTTATCCGCCATGATATCTACACCCTTACTCACTTAAAAAACTAAATTATATATAAGGGCCACCATTAATGGAGACACAAAGTCAAATACCTCAAATACTGCAGGAGGATATGGCCCATTACCGTACTCACGACTAGCGTACCACCCCACGGCAAATGCCGCACCGAAGCCGCCCATACCGACCATGCTAAATAGCAATATACATAGGACTGTCAGCGAGGCGTGATGTAGACCGTAGCCCTTGAACCAACCCTTCTGGTCAGTCTTGACGATAAACTTTGGTAGTTTAATTCTTTTAATGTCAAACATCATCTGAACTTTCTACTACTATTTCAGGCTCAACAATTACATGACCTTCATCATCAGTCCATTCAGTATCGAGCATGTGCTGATCTTTACGCTCGCCACGAACTTCCCAATACACTGTGTCTGTGCTTGTTTCATCTTGGCAAGTGATTGTGATTGTATTACCTGACATTGAACACTTAACAGGAGTATATCCGCTTTCGTTACTACTTGAGTGTGTAAGTAAAGCGTTTAATACTTCAAATGTACCTTCTGTCATTCCAGAATGTTCGTCAATATTAACGCTCACTGTACCCTCAACTAGAGTAGCCATTCCTGAGTATAAGTTTTCGGCTCTTGGACTTTCCACGAATGAATGTACAAGTCTGTGAGTGTCAGCTTTTTCAGGTAGTGGGTGCGGTATATTGAACGAACCTGAACTTTTTGATAGCGACCCCGCGAATGTGGCATCTCCTGCTGCACTCAAAGAAAAATCGTTAGCTTGATACACGCCAGATGAATTAAATCTTTCTATACGCCATACGCCGAAAGTGCTAACTATAATACGACGGATAACATTCGAGTTATACATGTGTATTTGTGAATTACTTGTAGCGGCCTCATTAATTATGAGTACATTACCACCTACTGTAACATCACTCCCAAAAGTAGTCGCCGTATCACTAATATTAATCTGTGTACTTGTGGCGTTATCGTCTATGCCTGTAGATGTGAATGTGGTCACTGTAGTGGCCCCCGCACCCAACGTACCAGTCGTAACCAAGTTCTCATTGCCGAATGTGATTGCGCCAGAGCTGTCAGTTACTGATCCTGCACCGACTGTTAGTGTACCTGCTTTTACAGTGCTGTCCTTAGCCAATACGCCATCAATAGTCACGCCAGATGCGGCTGTAGTTTCAGCGATTGTGTCTGATGTGATGCTCTGACCTGCGGTTACTACTATATCAGTAGCACCTGTTGTGTTTCCTATTGCTAGAACTTCACTAAGCGTATCCACAGTATCGACCCGTGCATCAACGTAGGCTTTAATTGACTGCTGAGTGGCTAACATAGTCGCGCTATCGGAAGCCATGTTGTCTTCATCTTTAATGTCAGTAATGGCTACTGCGCCTGTACCTGATAAGGAATTAAACTCTACGCCTGACGCATCTACATTACCTGTAGTCGTTAAGTTCTCATCACCAAAACTAATCGCGCCTGAACTGTCTGTTACAGACCCTGCGCCTATAGTTAACGTACCTGCTGTTAGGGTATCGAACCAACCTTTTAACCATCTAACTCCTGTTGAGCCTATACTATCGGTACTGTCTGTATCGGATATTATAGAGCCTCCAGAAGTAATCCCTGCTGTAGTTGTCAAAACACCTGCTATTGTCGTTGCAGGCGTGATATTGACCAATGCACTGGAAATATCAAGCTGTGTAGTGAGGGTGCCTGCTGTCATAGTCTTAACAAGTAGCGTCCCGTCCTCTGTAGCGCCCGTTACATCGTCAATTTGACCAGATAAAGCGGCATATGTAGTTTTTACGCTTCCGTCGTCTTCACCGTCAAAACGTAATTCACCGATCATATCTGCATCGGCAGGAGAGGCACTATCTCTGAAAATAGAAAAAATTGGCCCTACCGTTGCGGTTGCAGCCGTATCAACGAAGCTATATGCGCCATTGGCATAGTCAATGACTTTTACGCCGCCAAGAGACATCCCTACGTTGTCAGCACCAATACGATAAAAACCTGAATTGGCATCAGATACCCAAGCTATGCCCGGTGAGGTAGCCGTACCATCAGTGAATGTTAAAGGCGCAAGCATACCACCCTTACCGCTACGTGATAAGCTGTCTGTCATTTCAGTCTTAATATCATCCATCGTGGTGTTACCCCACGTTACGGTAATATCTGTACCACTAATAACAGGGTTTCCTGTTGGGAGAGTATACGTACCACTAGCATTTCTTGACATTATTTAATCCTTTATTCTTCGTATGCAGCGCCGACAGTAGCACCGCCTACACCTGTTTTTTTTCTTAGGGCTTTCGCCATAGGGTTTGTATAGCGTTTAGCAAAACCTCGGAGAACTTGTTGAGGTGCAGTATTTCCTAATACTGCACGGCCTACTAGTCCCATACCGGGTATGGCGGGGACCGCGGCGGAAAATGCTTTTAGAACATCCATTATAGGAATTGATATACCTTCACGCCCTATAGTCTCCATCCCTCGGCGGGCTACT